CCATGACGCGGCGGCCGAGATGCCGGCCCCCATGGCGCCGATGATCTTGGCTCCAAGCTGAGCGAGCAGCTTGATGCCAAGGAGGATCCCATTCCAGACGGCGTTGCCGACCGCGATGGCCGCGTTCTTGATCGCACCGACGATCGATCGGACCGCCGATACGGCGCGCTGCATCGCACCTCGGATCGCGCCGACGACAGCTTCGAATGCGGACTTGGTCGCCCCGATGACCACCTGGAACGCTCCGATCAGCTTCGAGCGGATGCCGAAGGCGTCCGTCGCGAGCGCCACCAGTGGAGCGAACGGTCCGGCGATCAGCGTCACGATCTTGCTCCAGTTGCCCGAGACCCAGGAGATCACGCGCTGGAATGCCTGAGGCAGCGTGCGCGTGAAGAAGTTCACGAACGTCTGTGCAGCACCCTGAACCGCGTTGAACACCGAAAGCACGATCGAGCGGAACGTCTCGCTGCGCTTCCATGCGGTGTAGAGCGCCAATCCCAGCGCCACGAGTCCGGCGATGACGAGCATCACCGGATTCGCGGCCAGGAATCGCATCGCTGTGCCGATGCCGGAGATCCCAGCGGCGAGGTCCGGAGCCAGCCGGATCATCTTCCCCAGCACCAAGAGCAGCGGACCAGCCGCAGCCGAGCCCGCAAGGAAGCCGACGGCGACTGAGCGGATCGGGCCCGGCAGCGAGTCGAACCAGTTGACCAGCGACGTGAGCCCCTGAATCATCCGCGTGGCCATCGGGAGGAGCATCTGCCCGATGGAGATCGCCGCGGTCTCCAGGGCGCTCCTGAATGCCTCGAGCGCTCCGGAGAATCCCTTCATCTTGGCGGCGGCGAGCGCCTGTGCAGCCCCTTCCTTGGTGACGGCCCGCAGCATGTCCTCATGCGCCTTGGCGCCCTTGGTCAAGAGTATGTTCGCCGCGCGGATGGCGTCCGAACCGAAGATCGCCGCCATCGCTGCATCGCGCTGAGCCTTCGGCAGCGGCCCGAGCTTGCGCGTGAACTCCTCGGCGAGCGCGGGCAGCGGCTTGAGCCTGCCAGCCTGATCGCGCAGCTCAAGGTTGAGGCGCGAGATCATCTTGGCCCCGGTGCCCATCGGTGCCATCAGACGCATGAGCATGGTCTTGAGCGACGTACCGGCGTCGCTCCCCTTGATTCCGGCGTTGGCCAGTCTGGAGAGAGCCGCCACGGTGTCCTCGATGGGGACGCCAGCCTGCTTCGCCACGGCGGCCGATTGCTGGAGCGCCTGGGCCATGTCGGTGATCTCTGCCGTCGACGCGTTCGCCGAGGCTGCCAGCAGGTCGCTGACCTTCATGGCGTCGCGCCCCTTGAGCCCGAAGGCGTTCAGCGCGTCGGCGACGATCGTCGCCGCGGTCGCGTTGTCGGTCTGCGCAGCCGCCGCCAGCATGAGCACACCGCGCGCAGCATCCATCGACTGACGCACCGAGAGGCCGCCCTTGGCCAGCTCGGTCATCGCTTCGGCGGCATCGGCCGCGCTTGCGCCAGGAAGCTTGATGTCGTTCCCGAGCTGCTTGGCCAGCCTGCTGATCTGTGACATCTGGCTGTCGGTTGCGCCGGAGACAGCCTGGAACGTGTTCAACGACTTCTGGAAATCGCCGGCAGACTTGATTGCGGCGGCGAAGCCCGCGACCACCGGGAGCGTCACGAACTTGGTCATCTTCGCGCCGGCGGCCGTCATGGCGGCGCCCATTGCCTGCAAGCGCCCCTTCATGGCGGCGGTCTGGCTCTGGACGGCCGCCATGCCGGCCTGGAAGCCGGAGATGTCCGCGCCGACGCGGACGAAGAGGGAGCCGACCTCACTCGCCATTGCTCACCTCCTTCGCCTCACAGCGGTGTTGCGCTCGCGCTTCCGAGCGCGCTCCTCGCGCTCCGCCTGCAGGCGGTAGTAGGCGATCCAGTTCACGTACTCGCGCATGCTCATGCGCGCCTCCATGTCGCCGACCGTCATCCCGAGGTCGCGCGCAAGGCGGTACGCGAACTCCTCGTCAGGACTCTTCGCGAAAGGTGGCGACCTGCTCGCGAACGGCGTTCGGCGCTAGGCCGTTAAGCTCCATGATCGCCGCGAGGATCGCGTTGATCGCCGCGGCGTCCCACTCGGCGAAGGCCTGCTCGACCTGCTCGACGGTGAGCTCGGGATCGGCCAGGCCCTTCTGGAACATCAGGAGCTCCAGGCGATCGGAGTCGATCTCTCCGTCGGGCCGCAGGGCAGCCGAGCGCATCTCGCGCTCGGCGGCCTTGCTGAAACCCCGCACCAGAACGGATCCGCGCCCCTCGATCTCCACCTCCTTGGTGCGCAGGAGGGGCGTGGCCGGCGAGACGAAATCCTCTGCGGTGAGACGAGCCATCACGCGACACTGAAGGTCATGGCGCCGGTGACCTGGAGCTCGGCCGAGAACGTCACGGCGTCGTCGATGCCGCCGCCGGTCTCGAAGCTCGTGAGGAGTGCCGAGCCAGAGTACTTCGGCTTGCCGGTCGCCGTGCCCTGGGGGTAGTACTCGAATGCCCTCTCGCTGGCGGTACCGAGGTTGGCCAACAGCGTCCCGATCACCGGGTCGAAGATCCCCTCAACGGAGATCGAGCCAGGGTCAACCTGAGTGCGAATGAACTCCTTGTACGCATCGCCGAGCGTCGAGACCTCAGCGGTCTGTGCGTCGAGCGACGGAGCAGTGATGCTCGTCAGGTACGCGCTGATGTCAGTCAGCGTGCCGCTGACGTTGGCCACCTTGAAAACGGCGTCCTTAGCCGCGCCAAAAGCCATCGATCACCTCCTAGAATGCCGAAGACCGCCATGGCGGGGTCTTCGTGGTGTGCCTGTCGGGGCTGATCAGTTCGGATCCACCATCACCCGGTAGAGGGCGCCCCTGTGGTGGAACCTCTGCCCCCCGGGTCCGACCTCGTGGAAGTCGAGGAGGTCGACGTTGCTCATGCGGCGCAGGTACATGAGCGCGTGGCCCGCGACTGTGATCGCCTGATCCGCGAGTGCGTTGTCGATCATCTCGGCGATCGTCCCCGCTGCTGCAGCGGACGGGCCGAGCGTCACGCCGCGCACCTGGTACACCGCGTTCTCATATGCGACCTGCGTCAGCGTGTAGGCCGGTACAACGCTCTGCGCGTTGTAGACGACGTACGGCGTGTCCTGGCCCTCTGGGGCGATCCACTGGTAGATGCTGGGGGACGCCGTCCCGCCGGCGAGGAGCGACGTGAGCGCCGTCGATCCAGCGAGGGCGTCGTAGATCGCCTTGTCGAGCGCGTTCATCGTGCGATGGCCTTGAGTGCCGCCAGATACCGCGGCCTGACGATCTCGACGGCGGGGACCATATAGGGGTGCGCCGCCATCCGGCTCGTGCCGAACTCCTGGTAGACCGAGTAGTGGACGGGCGAGTCAACGCGCCACTCCAGCCCACTTCCGCTTGCTGCGATCGCGTTCTTGAGCGCGCCGGTGTCCACCGGCGCCCGCGTTTTGGCGTGCGCCTCGATGTCGAGGGCCGCCTTGGCCGTCGCCATCGCGGCCTTGGCCGTCGCAGCGGCCACGACCTGCGGGATGCGGGAGCGCATCGTGACCGTAACCGTCGCCATCAATCCACCTCGGTCAGGCGCACGCGCCGGCTGATCTCCCAAGGCTCGCGCGTCAGCACCTCGCTGACCTCGTAGGTCACGCCGTCGTAGACGACGCGATCATCCTCGTCGATGGTCGTGCCACGCGGGACGGTGAGGATCCACTGCCCCACCTCGGCGATGCGCCCACCGATCTCCTGCTCGCCGCCGCGCAGCGCCTCGGGCGAGAGACGCGCCGCCACTGTGCCGGAGGGCGAGTACGTCCAGGTGAAACCCCCCTGGCCGTCGCTCGCCTTGGTCGCCGTGTGGATCACGGCGGTGCCGGGGAGCGTCTGCGAGAGCTCGGCGCGCATCTGCACCAGCTCGCCCTCAGAGAGCGGGAGCATCGCCTAGCGATACCTCTGCGGCGGACGGACGCCGGCGGCCTCCCACTCGCTGGGCCCAGGAGCAGGATCTGGCCCAGGCGCGAGAGCCGGCCCCGGATCAGGGGCAGGCCCATCAACGACGCGTGCCTCATCGTCTTTCTGATGCTTGTCATGCGGCTTCTGCATTCTTCCTCCTCAGGTAGTCGCGCACGCGCGCCTCGAACGTCGCGCGGTTCTCGGCCGAGTAGTCGTACGCACCGGGGGTATGCATGCTCGTGGTGTTGCCCAGATGGCGCACGCGCCACTTGGTGCGGTACAGCCTGGCTCCGGCGATGGACGCCCTGAAGCTGAGGTCGACGTCCTCCCAGTAGGGCCGCGGGTAGGACTCTGCGTCCCAGCCACCGAGCATCTCCCAGGTGCAACGCGTGGCGGCGACGCACCAGCCCTCCACGTAGGGGATCGTGATCCCGTCGACAGCCCGCCGGCTCACGCTCGGACCGTAGAGGCCGCCGGCACGCACGTCGCGGCGGATGCACTCGATGATCTGCTGCGACGCCTCGGCATCGACGTCGTTGTTCAGCATGAGAATCACGTCACCTGAGGCGCGCTCCAGGCCGATGTTGCAGGCCCGCGTGAACCAGGCGTTCTCCGGCAGGCGAATCATCAGGTGGCGTGCGGGATATCCCATCCGGCGCAGCATCAGCATGACTTCCGCTGCGTCGTGCGGCTCTGAAGCGTTGTCTACGATCACGACCTCGTCCGCCCCGGCAACGACGCGGGCGAAGCCGGCGCAGAGCTCCGGATGGCCGCGCCACGGCGTGACGACCGAGACGGTCACGCGGCGGCCCACCGCGGCATTCCGTGCTCGTCGTAGGTCTCCTGCATCACATCCCACGTGAGCGCCATGCCATCGTCCAGCTCGACCACCGGCTCCCAGCCCAGGGAGCGCAGCTTGCGCGTCGAGAGGCGCTTGACGACCGTCTGGCGCTCCGGCGGGTCCACCTCCACGACGAGGTCGCGTGGGGCTCCGACGATGTCGCAGGCCTTAAGCGCCACCTCGCGCATCGAGACCTCATTGTCATCGCGGCCGACGTTGTAGACGCCGACGCCGCGTTCACTGTCGCTCGCAGTCGTCGCCCGCTCGCCGCACTCGATCACCAGCCGGAAGCCGTGGACGGTGTCCCCGATCCAGCACCAGGAGCGCCGGCCGCCGCGATGCACGGTGACCGGCTGGCCGTGAGCTGCTTGCCAGAGGAAGTTGATCAGCGCCGCCCGCCCTCGTCCTGCTGGGAGACCGGGCCCGTACGGCATCGAGAGCCTCACGATCTGGAGACCGTCCGGCGCGTAGAGGCGGGCGGCCTCCTCGCCCCACCTCTTGGAGAGGCCGTAGATCCCGTGCGGGAGGACCTCGGGTCCGCCCTCGACACACTCCGCATCGCCCTGGTCGCCGTAGATCTCGCTCGTCGAGCAGTAGACCAGCCGCACGCCGAAGTCGCTACAGGCCTGCGCCACACGGGCGGTTGCGAGCGCGTTGGTCGTGATGGTGCGGTGGAGGTCATCCTCCCCGAGGATGCGCCCGACCTGGGCCGCCAGGTGCACGACGACATCGGGGACGTGGTGCCCGATGTAGGAGCGCGCGACATCCGGCTCGCGGAGGTCGCCATCTGGTAGGTCGATTGCGACGACATCGTGGCCGTGACTGCGCAGTTCGGGCACGAGCCATGAGCCGACGAAGCCACTGCCGCCAGTCACGAGGATGCGCATACTGCCTCCGTGAAGATCATCCGGTCATGCTGGTTGCGTTTGTGGATGTCCATCCCGGCCCCGCGGCCCGGAAGCGCATTGTGGTGCCGGAAACGGCTACCGGTGCGGAGCACTGTCTTGATCCCGTGCCGGCCGAGTCGGTAGCTCACCCAGGTGTCGGTGCAGTAGTGCGTCGGGAGCATCGGGGCGACGAGACTCCACTGCGCGCGGGTCACGAAGGGCACCGTTGTCCAGTCGACCGGCGTCCAGTCCTCACCAATGGTGCGGATTGGCTCCCAGCCCGACGTACCGGCTGACTGCACTCTCCCGTCGGACTCGAGCACCACCGGGCACGGGCAGCAGCCGCGCTCCACCGCCTCGACGAGGGGCTGCCACCACCCGGGCAAGGGCTCGAGGTCGTCGGCCCCGAGGAGCAGGTAGTCGCCGGTTGCCCGCTCGGACCCCTCCTGCCAGGCGATCCCGCACGTCTCGCGCCCGTGCACGGTGATCACCTCATGCTCTGGTGTCGTCTCGTGGTACGCCAGGAGGACGCGCTCGAGCACGTCCTCACGCCCGTCGACGGTCGGAATGACGATCGAGATCACGCCGCCTCCTTCTCGCCGACGAAGGTCTTGTTGCCGGCGTGAAAGCGGTAGGTCCACGTCACGATCGGGAGGCACATGAAGCGCGCGCCAGCATCGAGCGCGCGCAGCCACAGGTCCCAGTCCTCCCAGCCGTGCGCGCACTCCGAGGAGTCGCGCCAGCCGCCGAGGTCGCGCAGAAGAGCCGCCCGGATGAGCGCAGTCGCGGGAATGAAGTTGCCCTGGCGCAGGGCATCGGGGTCGAAGAGGCGGTTGGGGCTCCAGCCGTCTCGCCCCTCGACGCGGCACCACGTGTAGACGATGTCGGCATCTTCGGATCGGGCTGCGGCGACGAGGTGCGAGAGGTGGTTCGGCATCAGCACATCATCGTCGTCCACGACCGCGATCCAATCGCCCGAGGCTGCCTCGAGGAGCACATTGCGCGTGGCGCTCGTTCCGCTTCGGTCGTGGTCGACCCGGATCAGGTGCTCGTCCGGCCGCAGCCGCTGAGCCGCGACCGAG